AGACCTGTGCATTACCATAGACCCGTGCATTACCATAGACCCATGCATTACCAGAGACCTGTGCATTACCATAGACCCATGCATCACCATAGACCTGTGCAAGGTTTTCTTCCTTTTCTATATATCCTCAAAGGTCTCATTCTTTAATGTTTCCGAATGACTGAATTGCCTTTATCTGGAATAGTTTCTTTCAAAAGAAATCTATTGAAACGTCTGTAAGTATGTACTTGTTCATAAAAAATATGATTAAAAATTATTAAAAAAGACTCTATTGAGTCTTACTTGTAAGTCGTCTATCTGGCATTGATGTAAATCCAATCTGTTCTGTCATTTCAGAAAGTCTGGACATGATTCGTTTTTTGTACTTCAGGTCAGAGATTTTATAGTTTGAAGTAATAATTACAGGGAGCTGATATTCGTATCGATAATTGATAATGATGAAGATTTGCTCTTCTATCCATTCAGATATTTTTTCTGTTCCCATATCATCGATCACCAAGAGTTCACAAGTTTTAAGCTTGTCGAATAGGTCAGAATCTTCTGATTTCTCATCGAATGTCTTTCGAACCCGACTCGCTATTTCTGCAATATTTACGAACATTGTTTGTATGAGATACCGATCAATAAGCTCATTTGAGATAGCACATGATGTGTGTGTCTTTCATCTTCCAACGTCTCAGAAAAAGTACAGTCAATGTCATTTCTTCTTGTTCTCATTCCAATTCTCAACGTATGAAAGACAGAGTTTCTGTAGTCCTGGAGAATCAGATAGGTCTGCAAGTCGTTTTGATCGGAATCTTGGAGAAACTCAAGAATCTTTTAAGGCTTTATCAACTTTTGTTTGTTGCATATCTCGAAATACCTTTTTTACATCTTCCTGATTCATCCATTCTTCATTTCTTTTCTTTCACAGATCACACGTGCAAAATGAGAATCTTACTATTCATGTGATCCTACAAGCAACTTGGTGTGGCTCTTTTGTGCGTATGTCTCATAGAGATTCTGAAACTCTGGTGTATCATGAGGAGGAAGTACATATCCAAGTTCAGCAAAGAATCTTTCGACTTGCTCGAAGTATTCTGAGAAGCGTTTTCTTGTCAGAGTCTTTGTTGTTTTTTCTTTGGTAACATAGCTTCTTTTCCCTCAGAGTTTCACCAGTTTTCTCTTCCCTTTTATGAATTTCTTTTTCATAAATTCATGTAGGTCGTCTGAGTCATTTCATGTCTCTTTTTCTACATATCCGAGAAGTACCCAATAAAGGGAATTTTGATCTGTATTTCTTATAGGATCATACTTTTTTACGATATAGTCACCATCGACTATATTTGTGAGTATGTCACGAAGTCATAAGAGAGAATCCCCTTTCTTAGTAAATCTGTTCATAAAAAAGATGTTATTTATACTTTTGATACGGATATAAGTTTTCTTGCGAGTAGATATCCAATATCTGCAAGATGTTTTTTGAATCTTTCATCTTCTGGATTAGAGCAATACTCCATCATTTCTACTTTCTTCTTTGCAACTTCCCATATATGGAGAACATTGAATCCATCTTTTTGTAGAGTTCAGGAGAAATCATTGAGGATAATATCAACACGACTTCCGTCACTAAATTCTAGCCTTTCAATAAATCATCATGAGTATTCGTCTCATCAAAGTATTGCATTTCACTCAAATTGAGTGGCTTTATATCAGACGAAATCTTCAAAAGAAGGTTTTACCATAATGTCGATATCAGAAGGATTTCGGAATTCCTTATGCTGTAGTTTTATTGCATAGCTTCATGAGAAGCAAAATATCTCTTTTGGAAGAGAATTAATAAATTCTTGATTTTTCATAGGTTATTTTATAGAGAAGTTTTGACGTGTTTCGAGTGAGGCTCATGGAACTGACTTACCTTCTTTAAGAGCAGTTTTTATTGCTACCTTGTCAGGTGCTGTAGTCTCTGGAACAACTCGAAGAAATTCTTTTGGAAGTCCTTGTTCGTTGTCGATTATTACTGCCTCACTTGATCGATATGAAAGTTTAAATGATCCAATGACCATTGCCTTTCCTTCATAGAGTCTTGCGAATATTCTTTCGAGAAGATTTTCAGATCGTGAGACCTTCTTTTTCTCTTGTGATACTACCTTTGATAGTCGCTCAATTTCTGACTCAATACCTGCAATATAAGCGATTTTATTCGCTCTATCTTTAAGATACCACTCAGTAACTTCATTCGTTTGATTCTGAAGTTCATCGAGTGCTTTTTGTCGTTCTTCCATGATGGATTGATCGACTATGAGTTCTCCTGTGTTCTCATCGAAACAGGAATAAAAAAGATCAAGCGATTGCTCGACCTCTTGTGGGAGTGTGTATATAGACATATAAAGTGGATTATTTTGGACGATTTATAAAGAAACGGACATCACAACTATCACAAGTTCACATTTCATAAGGCTTTCATTCTTTTGTAGTTCAGCTCTTTGTTTTGCATTCTTCTCAACACTCAGGACAACATTCATTTGTAGAAGTGAGTGTCTTTTGTTTTGTTTGTCCATTTGGTGTATCTACTGTTTTTGTTGTTTTTGTAGCAGTATTTGCTATATTTCCATCATCGTCTTCATCTGTTGGTATATCAAGAAGGGCAAGTATATTGTATCTGCGTGCATAAGTTATAGAGCTTCATAACTCTTGTGGCTTAGTTCAAAATAGTGGAAATTCACTAATTGATTCTTCTCAACTTTCTATATCTACAATATAAGTCCATAGCGAATAAGATCAATCACAGTCTGTTGCCCTATGAAAAAGAGCAAGTCATGATTCTGAGAGTGGTTCTTTTATTGCATCAAGTATAGCTGGAAGATCAGCATATTTTGATTTAAAAAAAGGATTGTTTGCATCCTTTCTAACAGTATTGATTTTTCCTCTAAAAATAGAGAGAGATTTAGCGAGTTTTTGCATAAGAAGAAGTTATTTCGTAAGTAAGTTTTAACCAGATAAGATCACATTTGTTTTTGAGTTGTGGTTTATATTCCGTTCAGATAAAGTTTCTTTCACATATCTGAATAGTGTTTTTCGCGTTCATAGCATTCGATTCATACGACTGTAGTAAGATTATAGCTCCGAACAATAAAAACATCATGTAAGCCAAATTTATAAGTGTTGCAGGCTTCTTTTCAGTTTTGTATGATCCAGGATTTGTAAATGTTATTTGTGACATAGTATTTATATTTTAGAAAGTATTAAAAGTAGAGAGTAAGCTAGAAGCATCAGAATAGATGCCTCTAGTATTACCTCAGTTATTCAGGATGAGTAGCACCAAGCTATAAGCAGTAGCATTATTATATAATTCATATTAAATAGTTAGTGATTCTTCTTCCATATATTTACGATCTGCCATTATTTGAAGTTCAGCAATAATAGCTTCTATTTGTCAGGAAGTATGACCTTCCATTATAGTAAGTATGTTATGTTCTAATATATTCATATTAAATATAGTTATTATAAAATTGGTGTACTCTATTCATAGCTATTCTATGCCATAATAGATTATCTCTAGGTGGTTCAGGAGTAGATTTTGTATTAAGATTAAATGATCTACGTCAAAAGCTTTCCCTTTCAGGTTGTCAGTATGGAAGAGATCAATCATTAAGTGAATACATAATTTAAAAGATGAATGAATAAGTAGAATTATAGTTAAGTTCAGCAAGTGCAAGATCAATATCAGAATTAGAAACTTTCTTTCCATTTGGAAGAAATACGCGGGATTCAAATAGTAAGTGCATAAAAATAAAGGTAAAAAATAAACATTCAAATTATATATACGAGTTTGCTATATTGCCGAAGCGAGCCTATACGATATATAATCTGTATTGTTTACGTTTTGTATCATAGTGTCTATATTTCGTTTAGGATTGCGATTTCGTCTCCTATAGATTCACTTTGCTCTTAAAAGCTATGATATGTTAAGTTTCGTTCTTCGTTGTGAAGATAGATACAGTATATAGAAAAATATATAATAAGTCAAAAGATAATTATAGAAAAATATATAATGTATATAGTTTCAGCATCAGTAATAGAACAAAAAGACTTTCCAAATAGAAAGCCTAGTTTATAAATTGAACACAATAAATATACAATTACATTTTTGCGTCTCTTTCAGCTTTTGCGAGTTGAGCGACACGAACACTTGTTTTCTTTAATTCTAGTTTATATCCAGAACTAATAGTATCAAGAACTTCTTTTATTTCTTTTCTAAGTACAATAAGCTCCTCTTTATTGTTAAAGCTTTTTCTTCTTCGATGTGATATTTCTGTAGTAGTAATCATATGTTTTTAAAAAATACACTTTATCCGATAGTGTGAAACGGACTGGAAAATTCGCTAAAATTCTTCATTTGAAGTAAATCCAGCACTTATAGGGTAAAAATAAGTTGATTTTAATTTCAATATACTACCCAATATATTGGCTATGCACTATGGTTGGATTTTAGATCATAGCAAACTGTTTTGCAACAAACGTATTATATAAAAGAGTATATAATATGCAACTTTTCTTGTAAAAATATAAAATTAGATATAATATATATATATGCGTGATGTACTAAACATGATCGTGGAACTACTTCCAGAAAAAGAAAATCTTTCAGATAATGAAATATTGGAAATTTATAAATCCACTTCTGAAGAAGAAAAAGAAGAGTATATGAAAACTATAGAAAACTTACTTGAGAGATATATAGTCCCAAAAGATGTAACAGAATTATGTATTGCTGTTTCTTATCTAAATATAGAATCATACGTCTATAAAAATTGACTTATAAATTAGTTGAATTATTTATAAAAACTATATAATATATACGGTTACTTCTTGAATTTTTTCTTGGAGAATATTCCAGCTTGGTCTAATAAGCTGGATTTTTTATTAATCTTTTGCAATTATAGCATATTTCTATATAATGAAATTACATCAGTGCCGTGTCTGTTTCTTTGTAATTAGTGATATTCTTAGAAAGAAGCAGATACATTCATAGCACAGATATATTAATCTCCCCTGAATATCACTCCGAAAGGATAGGGGGGATTTTTATTGACTTGAACCCGTAAGGGATATGCTATAAGGACACAGTAATCTGACTTATAGAACAAACATCTAGCTCTCAAGTATAAATAATGCTAGCACCCATACTGCAACGAAGCGATCCCTCAGGGAATGTAAGTTCACTCTCAACCGCCACTAGCTTGATTAAGACTAGGAAGGAGTATAAAAATGGTACCAGTAAGCTCTCAATATGTAGCTGAAGAAGTCTTTACTAATAAGGGGGATATAGGGGGTTCTGTATCTGGAACATCACCCGACTTCCTCGCTTCCCTTGGGAATATAATAATATGAAACATGGAAAAACTAAATAAAATATTTTTGATGAAACGTGATCGTGCGTTAGAGATTATGTGGTATGCAGATTCTATTTATGATGAAATATGATTTTGTAATTTTGATTGGGTACAATTAAAAATGACTAAAAAAGAATGGATGATAATTGCACCATACTTTGATAAAAATAATTATAGATCAGAAGAAGTTTTGAATAACCTGAAATATAATCATCTACTACATAAAGAGAGTTTATTTAAATAAATATTGCTTTTACATAAAATATGTATATAATGACTATGCTTAAAATATAACAATTACATACATGAGCAAAACAGTATTACTTTCAGATGAGTTACATAAAAATATTCAATATTCAAAAATAGAAATAAATTGAGTTGAAACAGAAATGAGCCTAGCAAAAAAAATAGAACTATTCTTTGATTTTTATATGCTAAAAGTTTTTCTACAGAAATCTCCTCATGTAAATATTGACTTAGTTAATTCGGAAATAGATATTTAATTTATAACACTTATAATTATGTGACCAGATGCTTTTTATGCAGAAATGCAGGATGAATGAAGATATGAAGAAGAATGTGCTGGGGCACAAGCAGAGGCAGAAGCTAACCAATAATAATATGAAAATTCTAAATTTATACGCATGAATTGGTGGGAATAGGAAACTATGGGAATGACATAAAGTTACTGCAGTTGAATACGATCCAGTAATTGCAAAAGTGTATAAAGACCTATATCCTAATGACACAGTCATTATATGAGATGCTCACCAGTATTTACTTGAACATTATAAAGAGTTTGATTTTATATGGAGCTCTCCTCCTTGCCAGACTCATTCTTCTTTTAGGCATAATATATGTGTAAGATTTAGGTGAACAGAACCAAAGTATCCTGATATGCAACTTTACCAGCAAATTATTTTTCTAAAACACCACGCAGAATGTAAATGGGTAGTAGAAAACGTAAAACCATACTATGAGCCACTTATAAAACCTGATTCTATACTACAAAGACATTACTTTTGGTCTAACTTCTGAATACCTGACTTTGAGTTTCTATTTGATAATATCAGAACTGCACAGATAAAAGACCTAGAAAAGCATCATTGATTTGATTTATCCGCATATAAACTACCAAATAAGAGACAAATACTCAGAAATTGCGTATATCCGAAAGTATGAGAGTATATTTTATATATGGCAGAAAAATGTATTCAGAAGGAATTATGGAATAATAGAAAGAATAATAAATAAATATGATTCTCTATAGAATAATATCATCTCAAGACTCTGCACTTCGCCAACTCGGAGAAGACTGATGGTTTCAATCTTTAATTAAATAATATGAAACTAATTAAATGGAAATGATGAATAACAAAAGAAGACATAAAATTTTTAAATACTTCTGAAATACAAGATAAACAAGATATTATTGAAGAAATAGAAGCATATCATTATTGGGATAAGTCAAAAGACCTTTATAGAGTCACTTATACTTTTCCAAACGGAACTCAAGAAGTAAAAGAATATAGGTATAGTGATTATTTTTATTAATAAAAAGTTGTAATACATATAACTTTCTATATAATATATACCATAACTTTCTATTTATGAAACTTACACAAGATCAAATAGATACAATAATATCATATCACTCTGCATGATTATCAGACAGATGTATTGCAAGACTTACATGACACTCACGTGGAACTGTAATAAGATATACAGATAGTCGGTATATAGCATGTATAGTATATGAACTTCAATATGATCTTTCATTTAAAGAATATGTTCTAAAGGAAAGACTAAAATCATATGATTACTTTCATAAGTTTCTATTAAGTGCTACAGTTTCATTTTTAGCTATTGCAATACTTTATAATTTTATATAATATGGAAGATGATAAGTTTTATATAAATTTACCAATTTGGATAGATGAATCAAAATGCAAGAAGAAAGAAAAATGATGGGAGCTTATGATGAAGATAGAAACTTGATCTGGTTCTTAACTTAAATTTTATGTCGGAAATTAAAACATCTTACACCAAAGAACAAATAGAGGAATATCTCAAAGAGAATAATCTAGACGTTCTCAATAGTTTTCAGATATGAGCAAAGCTTATGGAAATTGAACACAAGCTTTCAATGATTGCAAATGTAGTAGTCCCAACTCCATTAAATACAGCTAACGAAGATAATAATTAATTAACCCAATTTATATATGGCTAAGAAAGCAACAAAAACTACTGAAGAAGTAGTAACAGCACCAATGAAAGACATTCCATTTATTCTTATTACTATGCCTTACGTAGTAGATGGAATAGAAACAAAAGTAGAATGAAAGTTCTCACAAGAAGCTATTAATGAAACTTCTAAATACATTAAGTACAATGATGGTTTTGGTTACTTTACTAGATAAGTATGGCAAGATGAAAGAAAACAAGCATAGAAACAAAAGCAAAGATAATAGAAGCTAAAATTAATACAGATGCTCAATGATCTGATATAGCAGAAGAATTATGAATACCTGAAAGAACTGTGCAACATATATTAAATACTGAATTTGCGGAAGTTTGCGGAAAGTGTGATGCAGTTGCGGATCTTGTGACTAGAAACAATAATTTACAATCAGCAGCAGATGCTTTAATTGCTAAGATGATAGCAGAAGAACATGAATCAGTAACAGTTGCACAACTTACAACACTAAGACAATCTACATTTACACAAAACCAACTTATAACATGAAAGGCTACTGAGATTGTAGAAGTAAACTGATATGATACACTTAGAAAAATAAAGAACTGAGAAATAACAAGAGATGAAGCTTATACACTTCTAAATCAAGAGAGCGAATAGCTCTTTTTTTTGTGGACAATTTTCATACGGATTATAACAATCATGAGTATTATAGTTACATAATCAAAGAACTATGAATCTTCAAGACGTATACAATTCATGTTATGGTATATTATCTACCTCACAAGATAGCAAGTCTTATCCAGAGACACTAATGCTTTCTTTTATCAACAAAGCTCAAAATGATATTTGTTATGGAAATGTAGTGAATCTTCAAACAAATGAAAGAATAGATAAGCAAGCTCTTACATTCCTAGAGGCTACAAAGTTTTATAACTCACATATGTGGTATACATTACCAAGTGATGCAACAACTGGAAGCTCAACTCTTACAATCACAAACACATTCTCATCTTCTGGATTTCTTTGGATTAATGGGAATATGATAAGCTATACAGGGAACAACGGAACAACTATTACAGGTATTCCAACTTCATGACAGTTATCTATTCAATTCAACCATAAGGGAGGATCACAAGTATTTCAATTAGAATCACTTCCTACGGACTTTTGACAGCTATCACGTATATTCTATACTCCAGCATCTTCAATGGTGCGTAATGAGCTAATTTCAGTGGATTCTCGCGATCTTGTGAACTCTGTTCCTGGTTCTTATATTTATCAATACTTTAATAACTACGGATCAAACTTCACGAGAGAGTTTTATTATTCTATGATGAAAGGAAAATACGTATTATTTCTTTTGAATCAAGTAGACAATCAGCCTGTAATGATGGATTACCAAGTAAGGCCAACACAATTAGAGAACGACATTGATATACTCACAATTCCAGATGATTATGCTCTTTCTACTATACCATACATAGCAACAGCAGAAATGATGGCAAATCGTGGTGAAATGGCAGAAGCTATCCGATTACAGAACTTTGGATTTCAGAATGTAAAGAATATGTATCAATTCTACGCAACACAAAGGCAAGAACTTATGTATTGAAATAGAGTGCGTACAGCAAGTGATGGATACATGGCAATTTAATATTTATGCAAGAAATTTACAAGGACATCTCGTGATACGAATGACTTTATCAGGTTAGTAATCTTGGTAATGTTAAATCATGTAATATGATTTGCTGAACAAAAAATACAAATAAAAAAAGAATAAATAAATGAAGGATATTAAAATGAAATATAAAATGAAACTGATATTTATGAGTAACATTAGTTAATAATTGAAAAAAAAGATATTTTAGAATAAATAGATTAGTTTTATTTACATTTGAATGAATAGATTTAAATAATATAGAGTTGTTTTCATGCCATATTAATGACAATCCATCAGATAATAGATTAGAAAATCTTTTTATATGAACACATAAAGAAAATATGAAAGATAAAAAAGATAAATGAAGGGCTATAAAATGAATAAATCATAAATTATGTAAAATTAATGAAGAAATAGTAAGAGAAATAAGATCAACCGATTGCTCAATAAGATGAATTAAATCAAAACTGGCTAAAAAATTTAATGTAAGTAAAAGTATAATAACAAGGATTATAAATCATAAAAATTGGAAACACGTATGCCCGTAGAAAATGCTAAATTCATAAATATGATAAGTGGCTCATGAAAAGAGGCTAAACCTGTTTTCTATGGGGGTATTGTTGACAACTCAGAAAGTAATGTTATTCCTTATCATAATTCACCATTTGCACGTAATTTCAGAGTATCTTCTTGATGAATACTCATACGTCCTTGATACTATAACTTTACAAGTCTTACTGGAACAGGAACAAAGCCTTTTGGTATTACAAGTTATGTACAATCTGACACAACAGCATCGCTTCTTGCTGGATATAAGAACGATTCTACTCATTATCTTGTTCGTATAGCAAGTAATTGATCACAAACTCCTATTCTTACGAATTCAGATATTACGAGTGAGAATAGAATGAATTTTATGAATGCGAATTCATACGTTTATTGTATGAATGGGGTAGATACTTATGGAAAGCTTGCATGATCTACATATACAGTTCCTTCTTCAGGTATTGCAAACTTCAAGCCAGCCTTTTGAGTATACTATTCTAACTGTGGTTGGGTATCATGAAGCCCTGCATCTCCTACAACGCTTTATAAATCAGTAGCAACAAACCTAGACGATTATAGCTCAACATGAGCAGACAAATTCACATTCCCTTATCCTGTTACATGACTTGGAGTGAATCAGCAATCTCTTTATGTATTTACTCGTTATTCAATAGATGTATTTAATAGTGCCACTTCCACAGCTTGGGTATCTAAACCTCTAGAAGCCACTGAATGATGCACAAATCATAACCTTATCGTATCAATAGGGAAATGAATATTTTATGTATCCCCTTCAAATAAGATACGACAGATCACTCCAACTTCTTTCTGAATGTATGATTTTTCTGAATTGTCTCATAGAGCATATAATGGTATTACAAAGACAATGGAGTCTCTAGATATTGACCAGTCGAAAGCATTCTGATATGCTATTCCATGAAAACAGATCATTTGTTGGCACATGAAGACAGCAGGGGCAAGTTATAACGACATAGTTATTACTTATCACTATGAATACGATGAATGGATGGTAGACACGAACAAGTCTTTTTCTATGGGGACTCTACAAAATAGTGTTCCATATACTATCTCTGCAATAAATAATTCAGTTTATCTTGATGAATATGGAACAACAGATGATGATGCTCCTATTCAGTTTAGATATGATACAAAATGGGTAGATTTATGAGAACCAACCATCATGAAAACCCTCTGGCATTCTCGTTTATATGTAAAGATTAATCCAAATGGAAAACTTTATCAGAGAATATATGCAGACTGATCACTTATAGATGAGCATCTTATAGATTCATCAGAAATACCGCAATCAGTCACAGGAATAGCAACGCTTCCAATTGCTACATATGCAATAGGAACAGAATGAGGAAATGATATAATGTACAATCTCACCATTGTAAGAGATAAATGACTCGTAAGAGTAAAAGCAAGAACATTTTATTGGTCATATGTATCATATGATTCATGAACACAAGTATTATTGCAAAAGCTAGAACCTCAAATGGAGCAACTTCCGTTTCTTACTACTTATTCAACATTTGAACCAAAAACAGCTACTTGAACCTATCTTTTAGTAGATCAAGACACAAGATTGCTAGCAGATTCTAGCACTTACCTATTAACTCTTTAAATATGGCAACTAATTGAAAAACAATTGACCAACTCTGAGCTTTGACACCTACAATAGATGATGTTGTAGTAACAATGGATCAGGCAAGTGTATGAGTAGCAAAACAAAGTACACTTTCTTCAGTCTATACGCTATTTAAGGCGTTATTTGATGCAATTTATGCAAAACTATGACTCGCTACGGCTTCATGACTCACAATGAATACATGAAAACTATTATGAAGAGGTACAACAGGGGTATGAGCACTTGAAGAGATAACACTTTGAACAAATCTTTCATTTACAGGCACAACTCTTAATGCTACTGGCTGAGGTGGATGAGGTGATGTTTCTTCTAATACTACTACTTCAGTAGATGGAGAAATACCTCTTTATTCAGGAACAACAGGAAAGCTTTTAAAAAGAGGAACTTCCACAGCTTCACTTACACTTAATGGAGCGACAGGAACAACTCTTACTGCTCCAGTATTACAAACAGTAAATTCAATTGATAGTTTCACTCAATTAGCAATACAGAATAAATCCGCAACTGCTAATGGATCTGCGGATATGATCGTTTATCCTGATAATAACGTAGATGATATTACAGGCTTTACTGATATGGGTATTACAAGCTCTAATTTCTCACAGGCAGCATATGCAATAACTACTCCTAATGACAGTTATCTCTTTGCTTCTGCTCCTAATGGATCATGAAAGCTTGGCAATCTTGTAATTGCTACAGACTCAACTGGATCATCAAATAACATAGTTTTTGGAATAGGTGGTTTTAGTTCTCTGAATAAAGAAAGAATGAGACTCACTCCTTCTCTTGTTTCTTTTGGATTTCAGTCTATTGCATCAGGTATTTTAAAACTATGGAATTCTGCAAACGCGTTTGCTACTACAATACAGCAACCTACTATTGCAGCAGATACAACTATTACTCTTCCAAATGCTACAAGTACACTCGCTACAACAAATCTTGCTGAAACAATAACAGCAGTAAAAACATTTTCTACAGCTCCTGTGCTTAATGCTCTTCCTACAGGTACAGCAGTATCTAATACTTCAACAGCTTCAACACTTGCTGCTCGTGATGCAAACGGGAATATATCAATGAATAACTGGGTAAACTGATTCGCAACAACAGCAACAGCAGGCGGAACAACTACATTGACAGTAGCGAGTCCAATGAATCAGGATTTTACAGGAGCAACAACACAAACAGTTGTAATGCCTGTAACTTCTACACTTCAGCTTGGTCATGAATTCTGGATAACAAACCTTTCTACAGGTGCAGTAACTGTTCAATCATCTGGATTAAATACTATTTTAGTAGTAGCAGCAGGAACATCTGCACTCTTCACATGTATACTTACATCAGGAACAACAGCAGCATCATGGAGAACAGTATATTATAGTGATATAGTTGCAAGTGGAAAGAAAGTTGCAATTAATAACTCTCTTACTTTTGCCGGTACTGATGCAACAACAATGACATTCCCATCTACTTCTGCTACTCTAGCTAGAACAGATGCGGCAAATACATTCACAGGTGTCCAAACAATGACATCTCCAAACTTTACAACTCCTGTACTTGGTACTCCTTCAAGTGGAACTCTCACAAGTTGTACGGGTCTTCCTATCTCTACATGAGTAAGTGGACTTGGTACATGAGTAGCTACATTTCTAGCAACTCCTTCAAGTGCTAACTTAATAAGTGCAGTAACAGATGAAACAGGTTCAGGTTCTTTAGTATTCGCTACCTCACCAACTCTAGTTACACCTGTACTAGGTACGCCTACATCATGAGCATTAACAAACTGTACAGCAGATGGAACAAATGCAGTATGATTCAAAGAAATACCACAGAATAGCCAAAGTGCTGCATATACTCTTGTTCTAGGGGATAGTGGAAAACATATATACCACCCATCAGCAGACGTGACAGCTCGTACATGGACAATACCTGCAAATGCTTCCGTTGCATATCCAATAGGAACAGCAATTACATTTGTAAATGATACATCAGCTGGAACACTTACTATTGCAATCACTACAGACACTCTTGTTCTTGCAGGTGCAGGAACTACAGGCTCAAGAACACTAGCAGCTAATGGAGTAGCTACGGCAATAAAAGTAACAAGCACACGATGGATTATATCATGAACTAACCTTACATAATATGAGCTCAAACCAACAAATACTTCTTTGAAAATCTCCATGAACAGTTACTATACCTGCTCCTGTTGCAGGTTATTCTATGGGATGAAATTCCAATGATTCTCTTTGAGTAAATAATGGAACAGATACAGTTATTGTATACAATGCTATTTATTGAAAGGTATGACAATGAGCATTATTTGTACGAGCTTCATGAAGTAAAATAAATTTACCAGCATTTAATCTTAATACAGCTAGTAATCCATGGAGTGTAAGTGTATGGATTAACACAACAACTACATGAGCATGATGAAGTGAATATAGTGTTATTTCAAGGAGAACATGAACAAATACATTTCAATTAGCAATAGGATGAAATATAAGTGCAACTAAAATATCCCTTAATGACTGGGGAGCATCTGCAACGCATATAGAATCTACAAATGCAATAAATGATTGAACATGGCATCATATAGTAGTAACCGCATCTAGTAATACATCTGCAAAATTATATGTAGATTGAACACTTAATACATCGTCTACAGCATTCTCATTTGTAACACAATCTATAGCATTTGGAAACAATATATGAAATTTTGATACATGATGACGTGCTTGGGATTGAAATATAGATGAAGTGTTTTATTTCTGATATGAACTTTCCGCAGCACAAGTAACGTATCTTTATAACTCAGGTTCAGGTAGAGCCTATCCTTTTTAACTTTATTTTTATGAAAATAACAATCACCGCAGATTTAATTCCAGAATACATTGATATACTCGCAAAGTCAAAGGGTTATGAAAATGAAATCCATACAATGACAGATTCAGGATTTGTTCACTCTCAAAATCCACAATCTAAAGAAGACTTTATACGCCAAGTATATCAATCTATGATAGAAAATGATGCAATAAACGTATTTGTAAACTATGCAAAAGCTCAAAGAGCAGAATCAGAACGTCTTGAAGAAGAAACAATTCGTGCCAATGTAGCAGCTTCTATTACTTCATCAGTTGAATAATACTAACCTTTTTAAATATGTCTTTTGCAGATTGAAAATATGCCTACTTGGTATATAAACTAAATCCATCAGGTACAATAACTCTAGATAGGGATATTTGAGTCTCTTCAGGTAGGCTTTATCTTGTAAATGATAATCAAGCTGAGTGGATAAACTTTACAAGTTCAACTCTTACATCTGGATATTATATACTTTGATGAGTGACAAGAAATGTCGATCCTGTACTTGTTCCAATGACATGAGGAACAGACAATAAGACATGGCTTGCAAATCAAAAATGTACACTCGTGCAACCTCATGATACAATGTTTGATGCTACTAGCGGAGGAACAATATGAGGAGCAATTACAGTCCCTTCTATTACTGTTACAGGAGCAACCGTACTTTGAACTTCGTTTAAAGAACCTGTATATGCAAATGCAACAGCTCGTGATGCAGTGATTACTTCTCCTTCAAATGGAATGAGTGTGTATTTAACAGCAGAAGGATATTTTACTGATTATCAATCTGGAGTATGGAGTCCTCGTTCAGCTGGTGCAGTTACCCCAAATGCAACAACAACAATAGCTGGTAAAGTTCAACTTCCAACTACTGTACAACTTCAATCTGGAACAGCAACAGGTGGAACTGGTGCTACTCTTTCATTATCCCCAGCACAACTTCTTGGATATTACCCAAAAGGTGATGGAAGTGATGGTGCAGTTGTTATTTCAACAAATACTTCTCTTACTAGAGATATGTTTTATACAGATCTTACTGTAAATACAGGGATAACACTTGATCCAGCAGGATACGCAATATTTGTAAATGGAACTCTTACGCTTACTGGAACAGCTAAAATAGCAAGAAATGGAAATGCTGGATGAAACGCAAGTGGAGTAACTTGAGGGAATTGAGCAACAGCTCTTTCTACAGGAACTTGTTGACCTTGTCTTTGATGAGTAATATGAGGGGCAGGAAGTTCAGGAGCATCAGTATGATCTAATGGAACAAATGGGGTAGCAGTAAGCACTTCTTATGCAACAACCGCCACAGCATCAGTAGGAGGATGAGCATGAGGAACATGAGGTCTTGCATGATGAACAGGAGGAACATCAGCTACAGCAACACAATGAGCATTGTATAATACAAAATATACTCTTGGACAAATTCTTGCACAACTTATGCTTCCGGCTCGTGGATTTCTCAATACTTCAGCATATGGATGAATGCCTTCATCTTGATCTGGATGAGGTGGTGGGGCAAATTCGACATCTACATGAGGTGGCGGAGGAGGGTCTGGATGAAACGGAGGTATTATAATAATATATGCTAATGCTATTGCAGGCTCAGGAACAATAGAAGCAAAATGAGGAGTATGAGGGAATGGATGAAATGCCACTGGTGCCTCACAGCCAGCAGGTTGAGGATGAGCATGAAGTGGTGGATGTGGCGGAATAGTTGTACTTATATATAACTCAGGTACTCCTTATTCTATTACACTAACTGGTGGTGCATCAGGATCAGTAGGAGCAGGAGTAAATGGAGGAGCTTCATGATCAGCATGATCTACTGGAACTACAGGACAATCAATATTAATTAATGTTTAAATATCTTTTAGCAAAGCTGGATAAGAAATTATTCGGCTTTTCCCATTTTTTTCCAACAATAAAACCATTATATAAATATTCACATACATAATATCTAGTTCAAGTATGCCTATCATAAAATAAGATAAGTTTCGCATCTTCACATATAACTCTTGGAATAACTTGCTCAACATCAACATATCCGATTCAAAATAAATAAGCTGAAAGCCTAAGCTCGCTAATAATATCATCAGTCGAATATATGATTTTTTTCATATGATAATAAAAATGTATAATTTCATTATATTAAAATTATTAAAATTGCAATAAGGACGGTTTTCTTGGTAAAATCAGTAAAAATCATATAATATTCCTATAATACAATCACTCTATGCCTTCATTACTCACCCCATGAAATCAAGCATTATCTGTAGCGGTACAATCCGCATGACCAAATACTGCAAATGCACAAACTGGGCAGATATTTCAGAATGCGACTACATGACCATATACGGCACAAAACGCTGTAAATAACGGTGCAAATATTACTTGATATACCTCACAAGCAACCCAAACAACTCCAACAGCAACAGCAACACCAGTACAAGCCTCACCAGTATCAGTTACTCCCTCAGCTCCTGTAAATGCAGTAACTCCAGCAACACAAGGAGTGCTTTCATGATGAGTAGCAACACAAAAGACAACAAAATCATCACTTCCTTCGGCGGGAACTTCAGCAGTAGCAAATAATGATATTATTACAGCTAAAAATCAAGAGATCACAGCTAAAAATATAGCTCAGATCGCTGCTAATAAAGCAAAAAGACTTCCACCAGCAGGAACTCCATGAACAACTAATCCAATTCCTTGAACCTGAGCTACACAAACAAATAATACAGCTCCAGGAGGTACAACCGCCACAGCTACAACTCCATTGACTGATTATTATTCCACAGCAACAGCTCAGAACAAAGAATCAGCAGATAAACTCATGGATGAAATAGATAGAGCTTGAGTTATGAGTCCAGAACTACGAAATGGTATAAAAAATGCTTATCTTTCATGAGACAAAGCTACTTTAGATTCTTATTTAGCACAGAATAAGCTAGATGCTACAAATCTCAGTAATTATATAAGTGCTTATAGAACTACACGTGATGCAAACCTTCAGGAGACACAAGCAAATGCACAAACAGATCTTGCAACACAGAGGGCAACACAACAAGCTAATCAATCTATAGATGCACAAAAAGCAAATATAAGACAGCAACAACTTGCAAATGACATGCTTATGTCTACATCAGGACGTGGACAATCGCAAAATTTGACTGATACTATCCACCAAGAACTTACAAATCAACAAAATATTCTTTCTAATCTTGAACAATCTAAAAGCTGGGCATTATGAGAAATTGCTAGCAATGCAGAATATAATCATAAGATCTTGGCAAACAATTATAATGACCAGATGAGCCAATATAATTATCAACTCCAAGATCAAATCAAAAGCTTGAGCGATACAGGGCTCGCAAAAACAGCTCAGGGACTATCTGCACTCCAATCGTCTATCGAAGCCACAAACCTCAAAAAACTAGCGTTATCTCAAACATATGCTAGTCAATTACAATTTGTAAGTGATCAGATGAAAGCTCAAATAGCTCAGAAGACTCCAGATAAAGATCAAACAAATCTTCTCAATGATGGATATATTCATAATTCAACTGGTGGGATTGTATATTGACCAAGTGGAAAGCCTATGGTTTACAATATGCAAAAGAAGATTGAAAGTACGGTATCTGATGGAAATGGAGGAATGATTGCCATATATAGTGATTGAACTCATGCTCCACTTTATGAAGGAACTCCTGCAACACCAGATCAGATTGATTCATACTCTAAAATGGTACAGCAATATGGAGAATCAGCACTAAATCTTCTTCCAAAGAATGTACAACAACAAGTAATGGCGTATATTGGACAGAAATGACTTGCTCCTTCAAATCAAAGTAAATATTGAGTAGTTTGACAGCATTATGATAATAATACAGGGTCAATGGTAAATGATTATTGATTTATAAATGAGACAACTGGAACTATTAAAAAAATAAATTGAAGCTTAAATTGATGAGATATGTCTAGCTTAATATCTAAGTATCCAAATGAGGCAAGCTTTAAGAATAATAATACTGCATGAGTAACAGTATGAATGAGTGATAGAACGAAATGATTATTACAGAATGCTTGAATAAATTTTAGTGTATGATCTGCTCGCCCTTCTAGTGAAGGTGGAAATTATGTAAAATTCAATAGTATTGAAGATGGATTAATGGCACATAAAATATTGCTTTCTCAGGCATGAAGCGATGATGTAAATGCAAGACTTCAGCAATGGGTTTGAACAAAAGAATGACCAACATATGCTTATAACCTTATGGCACAAGCTTGAATACCAAGTGGTGCTAAATTCTCACAACTTTCTGATGACCAATTAAATTCTCTTGTTATGGCACAAGTAAAGAAGGAAAGTCCATGAATGTTTAATGAGCTTACAAAATGAAATACACAACCACAAGTACAGAAAGAGTATACACAAGAACAAAAGAATATATTAAATTCAATAGATCCAAATAGTATAACAAAAATAGATCTTTCAACATTAGCCCAGAATAGCCTTACAAAAAATGATGTGATTCAATATAAATCTAATCAGAAAAAAGATACATGGACTTCATGACTTGATGACAAGCAAATACAAAATGCTAATAGTATAGCTAACTCATTTTATACCTCTAATGAGGTAACTAAATTTAATAATGCACAAGATGCTTACCAACAAGCTAAGGCATTACAAAATGAAAAATCTAATTCAGCCGATCAAGCAATGATTTACGCATTTGCTAAGGCAATGGATCCAAACTCAGCAGTAAAAGAAGGAGAATATACTACAGTTCAAGATTATGGACAAGCTCTTGCCGATAAAATCATATGAAAAATAGGTAGAATATATTCTACTGATTGATTTCTTTCACAGGATGCAAAAGATAAAATGGTGAAAGCTATTGCAACAAATTTTAGTGCCAATCAAAAGACATATGAAAATCTTAGAAATACATATGCAAAACGAATAGACGCACAAACACATAACTGAATATGAGATAGAGCTATTCCATCTGCTGATATAGCACAATCACAATCAGAACAAAAACAAGAACAAGCTCCATCAAAACAAACATATACTAAAAAAGATAATCCACTTGATCTTAACTTATAAATTATGGCTTTCGATATAAACCAAAATCCAGCAGACGTATTCATGAGTGGATTAAAAAAAAAGCCACTAATTCCAGCATTTTCAAATAGTGAAGATATAGCAACTGGAGCCTGAACTGGGATTAATTCTCCTATTAAAGCTCCAATAATCCAAATAGAACAACCAGAAAAAAAACAATCACTGTTGTGATCTTTTCTTAATGTATGAAATAGGCAAGTAGCACCAAAACAAGAAGATAGAAATATCGCTCCCGTATGATCTACAGCTTATAATATAGGTTCTACATTAGAATCAGCTGGAAATGCAGTTAGTAATTATATTTCTGAATGAGCTAAACAAGCACAGAACGCTATAAAACCAGCCCTTGAAAATGCTCAAAACTATGTAGGGTATAGGGCATTATGAGACAAGGTAAAAGAAAAATATCCATGAGCATATGACCACTTAGATAGTGCTTTAGTATGAAAGAAAACCATAGAGAAATATCCAGAGTATTCTTCATATGTAGATAAACAAAATCAGACTCCATTTTCTGATCACCCAATTGCTAGCATAATGTCGTATGCAGGTAAGAATCTTATAGGATGATTAAATACTATAGAATCATGAGTATGACAGATTTCAGAAACTGCAAAAGCTCCAGACGCTTTGACATGACTATCTCAATATGGAAAAGGGGTAATGAATCTTGGACTTTGATCTTTACAAACAGCATCAAATATTCTGCCACAATGACAATGAGCTAAGATTCTTATTAATCCATTAGCAAATACAGCTCTAGCAAGTAATGAGGCAGAAAAAATAATAACTCCAATAAATGAAGGTATTAGTTCATGAATACAGAAATGACAAGAGATACTTTGATTTGATCCGAATAGTCAAGCAAGTAAAAACGTTCGTGAAATAGGTACAACATGAGTGAATCTCGCACTTATGCACGGAGTGCAGAAATGATTGTGACTTACTTATGATAAAGTAACATGACAAAAGCTTCCTCAATCTCAAAATTCTATAGATAGTATCCAAGAAACACCAACAAAACCATATGTTGATCCAAATAGTATTGATAGCATTTCAGATGTTCCAGTAAGAGAATACAATCCAAAAACGGGAGTAATCTCAGAGTCTACACCGAAACAAATTGATGCAAAAACTAAAGCAATAGGAGATAAATGAGTAGAGGAAATATATCAAGCAGTAAATCCTACAACTCGTGAGAATAAGGCGGTATTACGACAACGTGTAAATGATCTTCTTCCATATATAGATGAGAATAACATGTTCAATAATGACCTTCCAAAGGTAAAAGAAAGAGTTGATACAGATATGAACACAGCATTTCGTAATATGGAAGATTATGAAACTAATGTATGAGTAAAATGAACAGTTGAAACAGCTCCTATTATTAAAGCACTAAAATCTAAGTATCAAGAAAAGATAGGTAACTCATATTTAAACCCAGATGAAGCTATTGCATCACAAAGAGTAATTGATTTATTAAAGTGATTTGGTGAAATTTTAAAAGATTGAGATATTCTAAAGGTTCGCAGAGCTTGGGATGATATTATCAAAGCAAATAAAGGCTTTATGCAATCTGCTGACGCTAATATTAAAGGAGAAGTATTTAATGAATCCAATAAGTTTCTACGAGATGAAATTAGAAAAAGCAATCCAGAATATGCAAATTATCTTGATAAAGCCCATAAAACTATTACACTATCCGATGTATTAGACGCAACAATTCAAAGACGAACAGGACAAACACAATGAGGCTTCCTAAGACAATGACTTGAGAATGTAGCTAGAACAGTATGAACATGATTATGAGCGTCAATATGAGGTGTTCCATGAGCGATGGTAGGTGCATGAGCGACAGAAGCACTTCTTGGGTGAGTAAAGAGGCTGACATGATCATCTGCAAAACTTACAAATGGCAAAAAACTTATTCTTAAATCTGAAAAATATGGCATTAGCGATAACAATCTTCCTAATAGTGGGAATCCAAATATGGTGGCAAAGTCGGAACAGTTGACCAAGTGATCATGATTAGAAACAAAATTTCCTCCATGAAAGAAAGTAGAAACTAACCTTCCAAAAAATGAGCAACAAGTGATCAAAACTAATCCAAAACAAAATACTAACTTAGTAAAATCAAAAGGAGGATTTATAAAGATATCATGAGTAAAATCTGAATCTACACTAGTAGAAGGAAAGGATACAAGTATAAAATCTAAAGTACCAAAAAGCTTTATTGAACTCATATCTAAATGAGCCGATAAAGACTGAAGAATAAATTTATATAATAAACAATGATGAGTAATAAGTGTAAATATAAAAAATACAGATGCTATTAAATTAGCATACGATAATTGACATAAATATCCATACAATACAAAAACTAGATCAAAAAAATCTAAAAACTCTTAACTATTAAACTATGGACAAGCTCGCAAGACTCAATCAGATATTTAATTCTGTGCTACAAAATCATATTGCTACGAAAGCAACATATTCTCAATTTCATGAGAAGACACAACAAACATATGAAACACTATTTGATGTAATACATGAAATAGGCGAGAAAAGAGTCGATCTATGACTTGATACTATAAAAGACGAAGATACTATTGTTCAAGACACATACGATCTTGTAGATGAGGCAAAAAGCATCATTTACGACATGGTAAAAGAAAAGAATTCTATAGGTATGGATAATATTCTTAGGGGATTCGCTGACAAATTAGAATTTGAATGTGGAGATCTTAGAGCATTTATAGAAGAGGAAAAAGATGAAGAAATGGATAAAACAGAAAAGAAAGCAATTCTACCCACTAGCAAAAAATAATATGCCATTCAAATCACTTGCTCAATCGAAATTCATGTTTCTTAAACATCCATCTATTGCAGAAGAATTTGCAAAACATACAGATTATAGTAAACTCCATAAAAAGAAATTACTACCTAAAGGAAAAAAGTAATGGAAAAAACATTTGCAACTACTGAATATGAAAACAAACTTCTTGATGAAATATTAAGACGTGTTGCTCGTGATATAGAAATTAGAGAATTATTAAAATGAGATAAGAAGAAAGCACAGAAAATAATAGAACAGGAAATGTTGGAATGTTATTCTGACCCTGTTTTCTTTATTGAAAATTATTTATTTACAGATAAGAACCCATTTTTCTTTTCTGATAGAATTGGCACTAAAGTTCCATATCTGCTTTTTGATTATCAAGTAGAAACCATAGATATACTTCTTGAATGTGTAGAAAAATGAGAAAGAGCTTTTATAGAGAAATCGCGCCAGTTAGGTTTATCATGGCTAGTTTGTGCATTTGCCTTATGGTGATGGCTTTTCAGAGATTGGAAAATGCTTTTTCTTTCACAAAAAGAGGATTATGTAGATAAGGTTGGCGATATGCAGAGCCTTTTTCAAAAAATCCGATTCATGACTCGTGATCTTCCAAGATGGATGTTACCAAAAGACTTCTCAATGGATAAGCATATGCCACGACTCAGAATATATAAGCCAGATAAGGCAGGTACTGGAAGTATAATAGGAGAATCAGCAAATACTAATGCAGGAACATGATGAACATATAAATTCGTATTTATGGATGAAATGGCTAAAATGGACAATGCAAAAAGTATTAATACAGCAGTTCAGGCGACAACATGATGTATAATATATAATTCTACTCCACTTGGTAAATTTTGTGAATACTATAGAATGCGAATACTTGCAGTAAAAAAGAAAATTCGCCATATTAGACTTCATTGGTCTATGAATCCAATGTACACTAAAGAATGGTATACATGGAAAACTCAATGAATGTTTCCAGAACAAATAGCTCAGGAATTAGAAATTAACTATGAAGCATCAGTGGAATGACGTGTATACCCTACATTTGCGAACAAGCCTACAGGAGATTGTATGTTTTGAAATTATGAATATGATCCATATCTTCCACTTTATATATCTATAGACAACTCACATTGAGGAATGGATAATCATGCAATAATTGTAGCACAGACAACTCCTAATGGGAAAATCCGTATTATTGACTCACACCAATTTCCAAGCTATACAACAATTACAGAATGTGCATCATTACTTGCAATGCAACCTGTATGAAAATTCGATGATAATGCACTCAAATTCCTTGATAGACTAAGATCATACAAGCAAGCAGTATATATAGCCGATCCATACGATTCAAATGCAACATGGGATGATACAAGCATTATTAAGATATATAGAAATTATTGAATTACATTAAACGTGCCACAAAGAAAAAAGACTATAGAGGAAAGAATCCGTATAGTTCGAATGAATATGGAACGCGTGGAAGTAAATGTAGACACAGAAAACTCAGAATCATTAAACTGGGAATTTGTATCAGCTATACAAAATGCTAGATTTAAAACACAGACAGAAGGTAGTGAAAGTACAACTATGAATTATAATCCAATACATGATGGGACTTCTCATTTTAGATCTGACTTTGAATATCTTTTAAACTTCATTATAGAAGCAGAAGAATCAATGGGTATAGTATGATGAATGAGGCAAAAACAATCAGCAAGACAAATGATACAGAAAGAGAATTATATTACTGGTGAACTTGAATGGGTATATGTAGACTAACTTCATGTACAATTTTTATACAGCTTTCCTTATTGTTGAGTATACTATAGGAATATAATTCTATATCTATGCCTACAGCTAAAACTACCTACGAATCAACAAAACAGGAAGTAAAACCATTTGAACAGCTAATTCCAACAAAGACATACAATCCCTCACAAGAAGAATCAGATATCATAAAAGGTGTTTTATGACGTTTTAATGATATGAAGTCGGCTAGATCAATGATCTCTAAGGATTGGATGACATGGCAGACTATCATAGAAGCAAAATATATGCCATATGCTGATGGACGTACTCGTGTGAAAGTACCTATCTTTCGCTCATTACAAGAGCTTTTTGTTGCAGAGGCTTCCGCTCGTAAGATCCAAAAGGAAATCAATCCTGTTGGAATGTCTGATGTGGATAAAGTGGAAATAATGAAAGAAGTATGGGATTATGAGTGGAATAAGAATCGAAGAGATGAACAGATGACCGATGCAGAATATGCTTGTTCCGCATGGGGTACTTGTGCATATTTTACAGGTTTTGAACAATCAGAACGAGTAATAAACGATCCTTCTGTAGGGGATGATCTGAAAATCTCATATACAAAAAAGCTTATGAGAAAAGGGCGGATAATACTTAGAACTCTTGATATACGAAACGTGTATTTTGATGATAGAAGTGGGGATTTTGATGAGCATAATGACCAAATATTTATAGAATGGATTACTCCAGAACAATTCAGACAGGAAATGAATGATCCTAATCTTATCAATCAAGATACAGTAGGAACAACATCAAAAACAGAACAAGATTTTTGGACAATGGAAGATAGAGGGCGTCTTAATACAGGACTTGTGGAAAAGCTCCATTATTGGAACAAACAAGCTGATAAATACGTTATACTTTACAACCGAAGTATAGTAGGAAGAAATGATCCTATTCCATATGCTCACAAAGAGCTTCCAATAGTACCCCGACAATATGGAAAGATCATGAACTCAGTATATGGAAGAGGACTTGCAGAGGCTTGTTTCCAATTCCAAGAGAAATACAACAAACTCAGTGAAATGCTATTTGATGGAATATCACGTTCAAATAATTCTATTTTTGCAATGGGTAATGGTCTAACATTTGACGGAAATAAGTTTTCTTTCAATAATCAGACAATAAAATTTAATGGACAACTTAATGATGCAAACTTTAGAGAAATAAAGGGTATTGCTCCAAATCAGGCGGCTTTTACTTATCTTCAGGACTTACTACGAGAAATAGCAATCTTTATTGGTATAGATATAAGTCAAGTTGTAGGGCAGGCAAGCTCAACAGCATTTGAAACAGCACAGAAGGTAGAAAGTGGATTAAAACGTGTAAATGTTGCACTCATAAATCGTGATTATTCACTTGCAAAAGTGTTTCCACGACACCTTGCAAATATAATGCAATTCTTTCCAGTAACAGAAGCAGAAAGTATAGTAGAAATTGACTCAAAAGGCAAAACAACACAATGAGAAAAGAAAGGTTATCCTAAAATTCTATTAGATGGTAAACAATTTGTAAAAGAAACAGGAAAGCTTGTAGAAAGACCTTGAAAGTTTGATTTTGAATGTGATCCTGAGTATATAAGAGGTCAATTTGATATAGTAATATCTACAAACTATAATACACCAACACTTAAAAGCTTAAAGCAAGAATCAATGAAGAATTTCTTGAACGCTTATGCTCAATACTCACAAATATCACTTGCAGATCCAAACATTGCAAAGATAATAAAGCCAGATGACTTTATAAAAGAGCTTGCATTTACATATGATATTGATATAAGCTCTATAGGAGGTTTTGAAGACTCATATGCAAAACAATGGGATGAACTTATGTCAAAAGTAAACGAAATGGGAGGAATACAACCACAAGTCCCACAAGGTGCAGGAATGCCACAACCTCAACCACAATGACAACCACAAAGTGCTTCTTCTACAGGAATTCCTTTGACTCCAAATATTCCTTGAAATATGCCTTCTGTATCAACTCCACCGATCCCGACTATAAACAGCTTTAGTTCTGCTCAAAAATCCATGATGTAATTATGTTTATAAATGACTGACTCACAGATGAAGATCTTATAGCCCTTATCGTAAATGAGAAGGCTATAATTAAATTATTGACAGATATACAAACAGAATGGAGGTCTATACGAGCAATAAATAAAGATCCAGAGGATAGACTTCTTATAGGTTCTGAATGTATAGACGAAATAATTTGACGTGTACAAACACTTGAAACAGTACGAGATAAAATAAAAGAACAAATAAAGGCTCAAGAAGAAAAAGAAGAAGAATAAAAAGTGGACAATTTTCATACGGAATGTGGGGGTAGTGTGTATTATGATTAAGCTATATGCAAAATCTTATCTCACTAACCCCATTTTTTATGGAAGACTTAGAATTGGAGGTAACAACGGATGCCGACAAAGTCGTACCATCTGACGAGTGACAGGAAACTGAAGCTCATGAAGAAGAGAATCTTTCTGATGACCAAGTAATCTCTGAAGTTGAAAGACTAAAGGAGGAAGCTAAAACAACAGAAGACCCAAAAGAAAAGAGACACCTTGAGCAACAAGCTGGAAGATTACAGCAACTTGCAAAGGCTCGTGAAAGGGCTAGTAATGCCGAAAAGACAGCAAAGGAAAAGGAGGATTATCTTACTAATCTAGAAACCAAACAAATAGATCTAATCTATGAAAAGGCTATGGATGAAAAATATTGACTCCCATACTTTGAAGAAATCGTAAAGACTGATCCAAAACTTGCTGACAAGGTAGCGAAAGAGAAATGGTGAATGACTGCAAAACAGGTAATCAAACAAAGTAAGCAAGAACTTGCCCAAAATGGTGATGACACTGCAAAGCAAGATCTAACAATGGAGGAAATGGAAGCAAAAGCAGAGCATAAAATCGCTGTTAGAGAAGCAAACAAGGCATTTAATGATCTTGAATCAGATGAAAAAGAAATAGCTCAAAAGTATTTTGAACGAATCTCTTGAAAATGATTTCTAACTATAGATGAAGCCATTGAATTTGCTGATATGGCAAAACATTATGCAACTCGCTGACGTAAACCTACTACAATCGAGAAAGAAAAGGTAATTGCTGAAAATGCAACAACTTCACTCGGTAGTAAAAAAACTCCTGAAAAATCTGATACAATGAATCCAGAAGATTATAAGAAATTTCTTATGAATGCTGGAATCAGTGCATATCAGGCATGACTCATCGCAGGTACTCTTTAATCTTATCTTTTTCTAATCTATGCAAACAACACAACGAGAGCGAAAATCTGTGGGCATTACCCCAGATGAATCTACAAATGCAGTTATAACACCAAATGTAGAAGCCCCAAACAATAGCGAAATCCTTACACTTCTCAAAAAACTTGAAAGAGAAAATGCAGAAATGAAAAAGGAAATCGCAAAAGCAAATTGAGATATTTCCGAAGAAGTGAAAGAGTCTAAGCGAAAATATGGATATGAGCTTGATGGAATAACACGTAGAAAGGACGAATGGTTTGAGTATGGATATAAAGTTCTTACTCATGACCGAAAAGAAAAGGTAGTTATAAAGTTTGAAAACATTGGGAAACCTCAAACAGTTACAAACTATAACAAAGGGACTCGTCAATATATTCATGATATTTCTCTAACCTTCCATGATGGCTCAACAGCCGAAATGGATCTCATAGAGTTTGGTAATTCATACTATCTTGAAAAAGTTCTAGTTCCTGATGAAAATATTGAGAAAAAGAACGGAAAGCTCTACTATACGTTTGAAACGGAAAAGTTTGGTACGTTCACAATTAGTCAAGATTTTATTAATGGATAACCTTTTTTACATATGTTCTTCTGAAAATTAGAAATCAAAGAAATCAATAGTGATTCTGTTACACTTATTGATGGGTCAACTATTCCTGTAACAGAAAAAAACAAACTTCTTTTCACTGAGAATGAAATTGGTGGAAGTGAGTTACAGCAGAATATGGTTAAGGTAGTTGCTACAGAATTTCTTGCACAACTTCCAGCTGATCTGTCGAAATCTCATGAAAGCATTACAGCAAAACTAATGGACATTCTAGACGAACACAATATGCGTCTTGTAGATATATCGGAAGTATGGGAAACCATTATTTCTCATCTCATTACGATAAAAAGTGAACTAGATAACACTATAAGTGCAAAGAATGATGAAACCATAGTAAAACTTGTGTGAAAAGATAAACTAGATAATTTCTCTAAGCTATTCGGAGCAACTGAAAACGCTCCAAGTAACTCTATACGAAATATCCGAATAAAAGATATATTTCTTAACTAATCGCTTATGCAATCAGTAACCCCTCTAAATCAGGCTAACAATAGCCAAAATTTCTATCCAGCTGATGGAGACTGGAAGATTGAACGTCTCCCATTTACTGCTTCTGTAGCTATCACTGATGGTGCAGCAGTTGGATCTGTCGTTTCAGCTTCAAACCCAACAGGTAATCTCTCTCTTATGCCTACATCTCAGGCAACAGGTCAGAACTTTGTTGGTATTCTTATGGAAAAAATCAATACTACAGATGCAGATTATGCAACTGCTGGTAAGCTTAAATCAGTTCTTGTTCCTACCTCTAAGCGTGCTAAGGCATTCTTCTCAGTTGGTGCAGGTACATTTACAGCAGCAGATGTAGGTCGTGTATGTCTATTTCATACTGACTCTAAGTCACTTAATGTAGACGGAAACGGTGCAGGAGCTCAAATCGTAGGTATTATAAGTTCTACACAAGGACTTTGTACATTCGATGTGCCTCTTGTAACAACTGCGTAATCTTCTTAATTCTTAAATTTAAATAGTATGTCAAATGCAACATTAAATATTAATGATCTCAATCAACAGGTTGACCTCGTTAATCGTTCCTATACAGCCGCTAAAATGGATCCACTTCAAAATGTAATGAGAAATAGCGGTCTCGTTCGTACTGAAACAGTCGCTAAAAATAGCGGTCTTGTACGTCGTTTTGCTGAAATTATCGTTTCTACTGCTTACTTTGGAGAAGGTACATCTGGATCACCAGCTACTCAAGCAAAGTTTCAAACAGGTTACGAAAAAGATCTTATTATCGACCAACATGACTATGCAATCTCTATTGATCGTCAACTTCGTCTTGGTGCTAAGAACCCAGAGATTATCCAAAAGCTTACTCAGTTCTCTGGAGCTGGTTTTGCTGAAATTGATCTCGTCCTTGCTCATCGTCTCGGTTTTGGTGCTTCTACTACATATGTAAATTCTCGTGGTATTACTAAGGATATTACTGTAGGTGATGGACTTGCTCTATTATCTGCTTCACATACCCTTACTGGTTCTTCTGCTACATATACAAACATTGTAACAGGAAATCCTCAATTCTCTAAGGGTGCTTACTCACTTGCTAAGCGTATCGCTGTAGAAAATACTATCGACAACCTCGGTCAGAAAATGACTGTAGAATATGATCGTATTATTACTACTGATGATGAAGAAACTGTAGTTGCAGTTAAAGAGCTTTCAAATGCTACTGCTGATGTTACAAGCTCAAATGCTGGTACTTATAATGCTTATAGCGGTCTTACTCATGTTATCTCTAAGCGTATTGCTACTACAGCAATCGGTGGAGTTGATACAACTAAGAAAAAGTATTGGTTTCTTGGATCTTCACAACTATCTCCTATCGTTCTTGGAATGATGAGTGAGCCATACATTAAGACTCCTCGCGATGGAAACAATGGTGAAGATATTTCTACTGAGAACTGGAATTACGTTGGATTCGCTGACTGGGGAACTTGTATTCCTTCTCCACGTGGAATCATCGGATCTCTTGCAGTATAATTAATAATAGACTGAGGCGGTCTATAAATACGCTCGGAGGTGGTGGGGTTTTCTTAACTATTCAAATATGCCAAATCAAACACTTGTCAATAATGTTTGAACAATATTCTGCCAGAAAGATATTACCTCTTCTGCTATTCTTACTTCTGATACAAACGTATTTGAAGTAGTAGGCAATGGAATGATTATCGAGGAAGTTGTTGTTCGTACAGATGCTACAGGTCTTGCAGGTGGTACAAATTTTCAGCTCAAGGCTGATGGTGTACTTTTCTACTCTACTGCTGTCGCAGGTCTTGGAGCAAGTTCAGTAAAAGATTTCAAGAATGCTTCAGTATCAGCAAGTAAAATTACTGTTCCACCAGGAGCAAAATTTATTACTGTTTCTTCTACTGTTGGTGCTTGTACGGGTGCTGGAGTTGCTACAGTTACAATTGTAGCTCGTAAACTTGACTCTAATGCTATCATGAATCCGATGTAATCGGTCAATTGAAATTCTCACAAAAGTGGGAGTTTCTCTTTGATTTATTAACCAATCAAAATTATGTATCCAATTCCTCAAAACATTCAAACAGGATCAGTTGTAGTATGAACTAGTGCTGTTCAATTAGTTTCAAATGTTCCATTAGCAACCTATGATACAGCTCATTGTAGAATTTTTATAAAGGCGGCATCTACTAATACAGTTCCTGTATATATTGGAAAATCAAATGTAACTGCAAATAGTGCGGTCGCTACAGATTGATATGAACTTGTAGCGTCAGCAGAAGTACGATTTGATCTATGATCTTTGGATAAAATATATTGTATATCTGGATCAGTAAATCAAAAAGTTACATTTCTTTATGTATTCTAAGATGAACGCAATAATCCACTATAAGTCGACAATTTTCAGTTTACTAAATGTACTTTCCGTATATGCTCTTTCTAAGTGATATATCAGTATGGATGATGCCACTCTAGTGTCTGGAATAATTCTTGCACTTGGTGGAACAATAAATGTATCAATGCCGAAAAAACTTTAATTTTGTAATCTTTTTGTAATAATCTTTAGTATAATGAATACAGTAGACAATAACATAGCTATTGCAAAAATGCAAAAAGACATAGAACACATATTAAAGTATATGGAGCGTATTGATAAATTTATTGATACCGCCCATGATACTTTTGCAACAAAGGTTGAACACGCAGAAAATAAGAAAGCAATAGAAGTTATGCAACAAGAACACACAAAAATGGCTTCTCGTATTATGTGGTCATCTATTTCTACAATACTTACCGTTCTATGATGATTCTGTCTATTTATACTCAAAAAACTATGAATCATGTAAAGTCATTCTTCTATCCAATACTTCTATGATTTATACTATGAATTATATTTTTAATTGCACTACTCTACTTTGTTTGAACTATAGATGAAGTACATAAGATATTGACCCTGATAGAGTAGATTTACAAATTAATGTAAAATAATATGCCAACACCAATAAAGCCTAAAGTAGTAATTACAATTACACCAAAAAAGACTCAACCAGTTCCAAAAATGTTACCTAGAGAACGTAAAAAAGCATGTTAGTATGGAACGCCTAAAAAATTGAACAATCCGTAAGATTGGATGAACAGAGCTATTTGAAGTAGTAGACGCGTTTTATTGGCTTATAGACTATGAAGATAAAGACGGATGGATGATAATAGCAGAAGAAGGATTTCGTACAAACTACGGGTCTATTCCTGCTATTTTTCGTATATTCTTTGACCCTACACGATACAACTCTTATGTCCTTCATGATAAGATGTATTGAACACAAATGAAATATCATAAATGAAGAAAAGAGTTTCAAATATTGACTAGAAAAGAGGCTGATAGAATTTTATTAGAGTGAATAGAGTATGAAGGGGCAGGATTCATTGAAAAGGCTTGCATATACTTTGGTGTCCGTTTGGGTGGTTGGATAAATTGGTATTTATAAAAATATGATTATAATTAGAAATACATGACTTGCGGAAAGACGCATCGAGTAAATACTCGGTTTATTTCTAAGATAATAAATGTTCAAAACTATATGCAGTTGATACCGTTCTAAATACTACTATTATAAACTACGGAATATCTTACTATGAATAATAATATGAATATTCATAATGATACTCCTATACCCAAGACTCACAGCATTTTCTAATTTTTACTAATATGGAAACAACAGTAATTAAGCACAGTGACTGAACAAGATCAATGCAATATTGAATACAGCATCTAGCTCAATCACGTTGAATAGAATCATTCACTTATCTCAGTATATCCCAAGAACAACTAGAAGAAATAAAGAATGCAACTACAGACAAGGTTCAGGATATACTTTCTAAACTTTATAAGTAATGGAAAAACTAACTCGTCATCATGTTATTGCAAAAAGCAAGGGCTGATCATATAGTAAAGATAACCTTATTCTTCTTCCAAGAAATATCCATGATTCTGTACATTTATTATTTGATACAGATCTTCCACTTGAGATAATAAGATGAATAACTGACCGATATAGAAGAGTTTTTGACCCTTATGTATATTATAAGCTAGATACAACATTGAACGAGGTAGAATGAAAAATAGAGGCTTATAATCCAAAGTGTTACAATCCAGATATTCTTAAAAACTACTTATGAACATAAATCTATCAAGTACAATTATAGATTAAGCGTTGACTGCTCATATTCTCCAGAATAAATGACCTATGAAAAATATGGACTTACGCATGAGGGAAGTCCAGAGAATAACAGAAAATGTCGGTGAGTTAGTAATAGCCACCATTGTTAAGGATGCTAAAGCTCATAATTTACTCTAATGTTTTTAAGAATCTCACATCTACAATCAGAACTTGCTCACTCACATTTCTCTTATAATTGTTTAGAAAGAGAATTAGAGTTAACTCACGATCCAGAACAGAAAAGAAAGATAGAAATACAAATGACATGAGTTAAATTAGAGATCAGTATTATTAGTCGGGAAATTAATAAGATTTTAGACTTTAACGATGATTCACACGGCTTCTAAGATAATCTGTAAATCTTGTGATAAAGAAATAAAAACACTTTTACATGAGTGCTGATTGTCTGACCTCCGTAAAATTATATATCCTATAACTGAATAATATGACACATAGTGAATTCCTGAAAAAATACATTGGAAAAGCCATAGACTTTGACTGAGTATACAATGTACAGTGTGTAGACTGAGTCCGCTTCTACTGTAAAGAACGTGGATTTCCTATTTCTTCATTCTGAGGCTCTGCATGGAATGGTTGGGTTACATGATGTCCATTCGATTCTACATGGAAAAGAGTTATAAAAACACCATTAAACTATCCGAAAGAATGAGACATCATATTCTGGACAGAGAAACGTTGTAAGAATGGCCATGTGGCTATCGCAAATAAGTTTTGTAATCTAGTTGTTCTTAGATACCTAGATGAAAACTGAACATGAAAATGAGATCCATATACTAATAGATTTTGAACATATAACAATGTAGTATGATGGATGACAAGACAATAATATTAAATCAGGGGATACAAGGTAATTGCAAATGATATAGCTTCTTAGCATGATTAATGCGTATGAAAGATATAGATTATTTACCTATAGTTGAAGAGTTGAAAAAATCAGATAATCTTCTTACTAATCAAAAGGCTACTAACTGGTTTATAGAAAAAGGGTACATAAAATGAATAAGTATTTTGAAGCCTTTCCAGATTAAAGTAATGCTTAGAAAGTGAATACCTGTTATTGCATGAATAGCTAATGGAACGTGGGATAATAGCCCGCCTTACATTGTTTCTTTCTGAAATGATGTATGATCCCACTCAATATGTATAACGTGATTTAAAGACTGATTATTTGAGATACAAAACAGTTGGTGAGAAAGTTTCTGAAATAAATGATTCTGTTATTTAAAAGAAGAGGATATTAAAAGATTAATATCTCCTTGTAGATTAATTATATAATATGAAAAAATGTATATCCTGTAATAATACTCCTGAAATAGGAAGTGACTGAATACAGTACGATTGTTGCAATTTTTGTACTAGAGCTATGATAGCAGACGTACTTAAAAGGCAATCACGATGAAAAATCCTCTAATTAATAGAGGATTTTATATATAAACGCATTCTTTTGACGATAACGATGTTTTTATTATTCGTCCCTAGTGGTGTATCGTATAGCCACTGTTTTTAACTAGTTTTATTCAACGCAAGTGTCACATTTCACGAAATTCTCCTATTATTTTGTAAGTATGTTCTTTATTCACCCATTTTTCAGTATTTAATCCTCTTGGATTTTCTTCTACTGGTTTCTTAGGTACATATTTTCTAGATCAATCATATGCTTCTCGTTTATTTCCAAATAGTTGCTGACAAGTTTTAGTAGAAGTATTATATTTAGCGAGAAAGTCTTTTTGAAATGTATTAAGATACTCATTTTTTAATTCTTCAAATGTCATTTTCTCAAGTGCTTGTTGTATTGTTATTTTCATATAAATTTAGGATTATTTCAATCAAGTATTAAAGGATTATTTTTTACCTTCTCACGAATCTTTGTAAGTCGTTCGTTTGGCGTTTTTTTTTGTATATATTACGTCTGCTAAAAATAAATTATTGATTGCATCTATAGCTCATTTATCTATTGAGACTATAGCAGTATATCAAGAGTCTTCTTTTTGGTAACATACTATTTTACTATTAGTAAGTATAGATAGTACTTGTGATTGTTGTTTAGTCATTTTTATAGTTTATCAAATATTAATTCTATACGTGGATTTTCTTTATCATATCAGTAAATAATATCTACAGTAACAAGTTTTAATTGTCTATCATCTTCATATATTATTCAACTTAATGAGTCCATTTATATTTTATGCCAATTATCCCAGTCCCGTACACGTTTATCTTTAAAAAAGATTCGTATATATGCAGATAAGCTTCATTCTAAAATAGATCATTTATATTGTTGTTTTGCTTGTATTATATAGCTATCTTTTAATTCTTTTGCCTCTTTTTTCATATATCTTATTTTTCACTTCTGTCCATATGTGTGTTGTGTAGATACTGGTGATCATTTAAGGATAATATGTATCATGTTGATTTATGAGAAAATAAAGAGTCTAGTTTATGATGGCAATCTATAGAACATACAAGGAAAATATTTATTTTATCAAACTTATATTCTGGATATACTCATTTACTTAATCAATGAGCAAATACATAAGTATAAGGCTCTGGAATATGTTTTTGACATATAAAGCAACTATGAGACCTTTCCAGCCATATCTCTTCAAATAACTCTTTCTGTCATGTCTTCTGTCTATTTGATTTCGTCTTTTTGAATGTCTTTGGAAACATAGAATTACTTAGAATATAAATCCCTTATCGGGTATAAAAAAAGACCTATTTAGGTCTGTTGTTTGTATCTCCATAAAAATCATCATACATGTGGAAGTCTTCACTTACAGCATTGTCAGATATTGGATTGTGATAATCATATGTCAATTCATGCTTCTCGTATAGATGAGTATTCTTTTATAAATTCTCAACTTAATGTCATCTTGATAATTTTCTTTGCTGTCGGACTACTTCATAAAAATTTTCATGTACTTGGATTATTTATATGAAATGATGTTCTTATTTTTAGTGAGTCGATAGCATGTCTTTTATTTTCCTTTGTCGTACACCATTCAAGATTTTCAACTCTGTTATCAGTTTTGATTCCGTTTATGTGATTTACTTCTGGAGAGTTATTATCATTCTGAATGAAGTGAAGAGCAACAAGTCTATGAATAGAAAAGTGTTTTCAAATTTTTCAATCAAATAGAGTTACTCTATTATATCATCTTGATTTCTCTGGCTGTAGAAATCTTAATTTCCTTAATGAAAAAACATTTCATAAGTTTGATACTCGATATTTTCACTCGTATCATTTTATATCATTAAATATTTCTTGCATGGTAGTAGTATATTAGATTTTATGATGAAGTAAATTATTTTTGGTACAGGTCTCTAATGCAAGATAAAAGAGTTTTGTAGGTAGCGAAGAATACTTTTTTATCAACTTCAAGTGTGTAATCTAAATCAATTCATCAAGTTACAAAAACATCTGTTTTCCAAGCTCGTCAGATTTTTGATGTCAAAATTCCATTTTCAAAAAAAACATAAAACTCTTTTCACATATAAAAATTATAAACTCTTTCTTGTTTTTGTTCTATATCCCATCAAATTACACGTTCGATATAATCAAGTAGTCCTCCAAAATCAGGATCAGTTATGTTGTGGCGTTGGCTGTATGGTACATACTTCGAGCATACATGCTTTTCATTTGGTCATCCTGGAATATCGAGGATAGGTTCTCCACATTGTGGGCAGTTATAGTTGGACATATTGGAAGGGTGGTTAAATAATATGTTTTTCTATACGTGATCGTGCTATATCAAAGTATCACTTATCCAGCTCGAATCCTATGTAATTCCTTTTTGTGTTCATACAAGCTATTGCAGTAGTTCCAGATCACATACAATTATCGAGTACTGTTTCAGTTTCATTCGTGTATGTCTTAATGAGATATTCCATAAGTGCCACAGGTTTTTGAGTAGGATGAAGTTTTGATTTTTGTATATCTTTTGGGAATGTTTGTACACTTCGAGGATATCTTTCCGTGCTGTCATAGCTTGTAAGTCAATATGTTCAATAATTTGTCGTTGCTTTACAATTTTCTTTATGCTTTGCACTCGATACCTTCCTATCATGTCACTGTGTTCTTTGTGGATTATAAGTGGGAGGATTTTTATAAAAAATAAGCACATTTTCATGTGCTTTCATCGGCATTTTCTTTGCATTAAGATGTCCAGTTGCACTCGTCTTCTCCCATATCCACTCGTATTTCAGTATTTTTAGATTACTTACTCATAAGACTTTATCGAATGGAGTTTGTGCGGTGAGTACGATAGCACCATTATCTTTAATAATTCGCTCGTATTGGGCCCATAGGAGATCCAGAGGTATTATACTATCCCAATTATTACGAGTCGTTCAGTATGGTAAATCACAGAGGATCATATCTATACTCTTGTCTGGAATACGCTTCATCCCATCAAGACAATCCTCATTAAATATTTTATTGATCATAATATATAAAAAAAGAGCCTTATTGGCTCTGAAATAAATCTATAAGTTGTTGTTTGGTTTCGTCTGTTTGCTGGAGGAGTGGAAGAGTTGGATTGTATGACTTTATACGAACTTCATTACACCAAAGATAATAATCTTTATCAATAATATGTTCAAGCTCAATACCGTAATATCACTTCTCATCCGCTACTCTAAATACATCAGTAATTGTAGGTTCATGTCAGAGGATTTCATATTCCCCCTCTCGTACGTCTATATCTCAACTATATTCTACCTGAAAAGTTCATTTCATCTCTCATCGAACTATTCTTCTATATTCAAATATAGAAGGCATTTTTATAATACATCCGAATGATAATTCCTTCCTTCAAAATATCTTGAAGAGTTCTAAGTCGAGTTGTGAGTACATAGGTATTATGATAGTAAGTAAATATGAGTAACAAGAATATTTGATTCTTCGAGCTTTTTAACTCTTTCTTTTTCAGTAAGTCATGTTGCGAATTGCAAAAAATTCCTCCATCATAATAGTTCAAAGAGTTCTGATTGTTTATTATTTTCCGTAAATCATTTTGTAATATAAAAATTAATCTCTCTATCTAATTCTTGTATAGCTTTTTCTATTTTCATAAGTGTTTATTGGTTAGGTGGTATTAAACTTGGTATTGTGCATACTTTTTATCGAACTCATCACACCATTCATACCATTCTTCATCAGGTTCTTGAAAATCACAATGACAATCCTTATTAAACTGAGTTACTAATCAATAAGGAATATCGTAATCATTATCTCATCATGAGATACGGATAGTACATTCTTTCTCTATACGTTCTTTGGCTTCTTTCAATAGGTCATATTGTCAGGAAAAGCTATTAAATGGATTTTTTATCATCTCCTCCAATATTTCAATAGGTGTAGTCATATCTTAAGGGTTATCATAATAAAAGTGTTTGTGGCAATTACTGCAACAAACTGAAACTAAATCCCAATCTACTTTTCTCCTATGTGGGAAGTGTACTCATATAGCACAGATGAAGTTTTTTATAGGTTTCATAGTTACTTGGTTAAGAGTTCTGGATTCTCATAGATGTTTCAGATGACTTCAATACCAACTATAGATTCATTTATTGGAGTTCAATCAATATCTACTGGATTATCTTTTCAAACATTTTTTGTAAATTCCAATGCTTCTTGTAAATCAATTCAAGTCCATTCTAATGGATATATTTCTGTCCATTCTTCATCTGATTTATATCAGAACATTCAATTCATAAATTTAACTTCTTTTATAGTCTCTTGAATAATTGTTTCATCAATCTCAGGTCTACAATCCGAAAATGATTGTTGTACACATCTTCAATATGAAAAGAATCTAAGTATATCCCCCTCATAGATCTCCTTTCCATTCTTATCAAGGAGTCATGTGAATTGCATGAGTTCAAAATCATGAGACATATATCAAATATTTCATTCTGCAATTTTAATCGCTCAATACTTTCCTGCATAAGGGAGATACTGTAAAACGTCTCACATCTTTTGATTGAGTTTATCCCAAGCCCTGAATTTTATTGTTCGCATAGTTGTAATGTTATTTGATAGAAAGTAATTGTTTTTTATAAGCTATATAATCTTTTTTCTTAGATGGTGGTCAGTCTCAATAATATTCTGGATTATCTCGGATCATTTCTCTTCTTATTTGAAGGAGTTCTTTAATATTTTCTCACATATTTGTGTATTTATGAATAAATGGAGCGGTGACGGGGAGTCGAACCCCGACTGTCGGATTTGAAATCCAGAGTCCTAACCATTAAACGACCACCGCAGAAATCCCCGAGGGGATTATTCAGCAAAACAAGATGAATCTTTCTTCCACATCTCACACTCTTCTTCAAGAGCCATGAGTTGTTCTTCATCGTCATATTGTTTCGAAACAGTTCCTGCGAGTCTACAAAGGAAATCATAAACATCGTCACTCGATGTATTAAGCTCCATATCGTGAATAAGTTTTGCAAATCATCTTGCATTGAAATCAAACATAAAAAATAAGTAAAAAATAAATCCAAAAAATCCATGATACTGCCCATACCATAAAGTATATATCATAGATAAGATGGTCTCATAAAGAGAAGGGGAAATAAGATAGAAAACCTATGCAGGATGAAGCTGACGATTACAACTATTGTCCATATTTCCCCCTCCTCCCTATGAAGGGAGATTATTAATAATTCTTCACGATATACTTAATATCACGAAGATCGGATTCAAGAGATTCGATTTTTTCCTGTTTCTCTTCAAGTTTTGCTTCAAGGTCTGAAATTTTATCTTTCAGATGTTCCATTTCTTGTTGTAAGTCGTCCATAAGGCTATAAATTATCGTGAATTAAAAATACAATTACCACCGAGATAGCTTCCTCAGGAATCATTACAACTCTTCTCAAGCATTCCATGACATATAATTCATAGGAATATTCAGAAGAGTACGAGAAGTATTTGTAGGAGAATAAGTTTCATGTCTTTTTTTGTTGTCATAAGAAAACTATTTTAAGTTATAAATTCTACTTTTTCAGCATTTCGTTATATTTTTTCCGATAAAAATCCGCTATTGCTGAATAATCAACATAGCGGACGATTTCTTTACTTTTCAACATGAGTTCATCAATTACTTCCTGTCAATGAAGTTTCTTGATATGCTCGTACATTTCATTCCAACATCAGGATTTAAACCGATTATCTGAAATACACTGTGCATATACATTCCGTTCATCAAACTTTGTTGCCTTGTACGAGCGAGATATGAAGTGTCAGGCATCTCACTTGGTAAAATGAGTTAAAACACCACAGGAGACACATTTGAACACTTCCTTGTTGCCCATTTTCATACAATCTCTTAGACGGATGTATTTTGAGAACCAACGCCAGGCATTTTCTTCATCTCTGTCTATTGGGCTTGTTTGGACTTTTGACTTAGATCGCTTATTCCAGATGAGAGATTGCTTGAAGTACATAGGTAGTATCTGTTATATTGTGACTGAGTAACCATACACGAATGGTTCCTTTCTCAGTTTTCAAGGAAATATGGTTCATGCCAACAATCGCGAGGATTTATCATAGTTATCGAATAGTAATGTAAGTACTTTCATCTGGTATATACCAGATGTTATTTTTGGTTTGATTTTTTAACCATTCATCAAGCAGTTTCTGTAGAGAGATTTCATCTAATTCATAGTCTTCTGGAGCCTCGTCATAAATTCTCTGAACAATATCTGCTGAATCAAGTCTTGGAGTAAATACTTCTGCTCCATTAATAAATGGAATATCTTCATCGGAAAATCATTCAAATCTATCCTCGAGCTCATCGGCAGATACAAATTCATCATCTATGAAAACATAATCAAGCTTATATTCACTCAGAGGTATTTTTATTGATTCCTCAAAATGTTTCTTTGCTTTTTCTGCTCTTTCTTCATCCTTTTTCTTTTGGTAATCATCGAATGCTTTCTTTCATTCTTCACAGTCATGAAATGAAGTGTATCAGATTCTTCATATTTTCTGCTTTCAGCAATGTTCGCATATATCAGCAACTCATCAATGACAATGTTTACAAGCTCAGATATATTGCTTTCAATTTTCCTCATACTGGTGAAGTCATAATCAAAGACATGTTTCACAGATCATTTCTCATTCTCAAACTTCCCTTATGATAGTTTCTGGAAGATTGAGCATTCACTTTGTAGGAACTGAAACTTTCTCTTTCTTCGGAAAAAGTGTTTTATAGATGTCGTTATCCATAGTGGTATTTATTTAGTAATTAGAAGACTTGAGATATATGAATTTCACAGGAATCAATATCGATTTCTTTTGGAATTTCTCTGATAAGTTCTCGTTCGAGATTCTTTTCTGATTTTGCGAATACAATTTTGTATGGAATAACTTCTTTTGTTTCTCAGTTAATTGTCTGAGTAACTGCACAGTGGTAATGATTAGACATGGTTTGTTTTGGTAAGGATTTATAAAAACTCCTGAAATCAATTCATCACATGATGCATGATTGAGGAGGAAGTAATTTATTAAAATCAGATGATCCATATGCTGTAATCCAATCATCAACAATATTTCAGTTGAGTCGGACTACTGCATAGGTAGATTTTGGAAGAGATAGGAATGAAGGGTCTTTTATTTTGATTCATTCAGAATTACAGAATACCCTAAATTCTTCTCTATACTCTGGAAGAGTAAGAATTATGTATATTGGTTTCATCTACTTAAAAGTAAAAGGCTTTGAATTTGTTGGGAGATTTCGTTTGTTATAGCCATAGAGGCGAGTCTTAATAACTCATCGCTTTACCCAGTCTTGGTATTGACCATAACAAAAAGAAACCTTTTCATTATCTGATTTCAGGTTTCTATATTGTTTTTGCATCTCGGGATTGTAGAGCTTGTTTATCTGACAGAGTCAGAATGCTTTATGGGAATCTCATGAGGCATTTACATCCCAGCGACTTTCCGCTTCTATAGTCTTTATGAAGTCCATATTTCAGCAGGATATGTCATAGGCGAACTGAACTCGTGGATCATTCCATCCGTTTCTTAGAATTGTCTTCTTCAAGCAATTCGACTCTTTTCCTTTTGAGCCTGTTTTTCCAGACTGAGGGAGTATCTGACCTTTAGGAACTTTTCATCTATTCAAATTAGATATTGCCACTTGCTTTCACTGAGCTTGGATAGTTGCGTGTATTTGACTTCTATCTCTGGATGCTGTTGGATCAATAGATCAAACTGTGCTTTTGTTGGTGACATTGGATGAAGGATTAGAAGTTATTCAGCGTAAGGGAGGCTCGCTTGCTGGGGCGAGCTTTCCCGTTCAATTTGTTTTTGTTCTCCAACATTCATAAGCTTCTTTTTGCTGATTCTCAAATCGGCTTCCAGTCTCTGAAGTGGCTTTATTAAAGCATTCAAGATAAAGAGCTTGAGAGAGATTATCTTCTCTTTCCATACGAGCTTTTGTAGCCTCTTCTTCTCGTTTGATAGCTTCTTGAGTTTCAGCTCTAAGGGAGTCAATCGTGGGAGTTTTTTCGTTACGAAACCATGTGAGGAATATACCGATCGCAAGTAAGAGAAGAGCGATGATAGAAATGTATTTTGCATTCATGTAAAATTATTTATTCCGATTAAAGCAATCGTGGGCTTGTATTTGTATTTACTTAACTATTTTTACTGACTTACCGAGTCTTTTACAGACTTCTTCGAGTGTTAGTTCTTCAACTTCTTCTTTTTCTTCTTCAATTTCATTAATCTCGAAATCACCAAGTACATAGTTTGATTTCCAATAAGAATTTCATACTTGCTCGTTAGTAAGTTTTGTAATCTTCTCAGTATCATCACCACCAATAAACCAACCTTTGGTAAATGCTTTTTTTGCAGAGACCCGTGCATTACCATAGACCCATGCATCACCATAGACCTGTGCATCACCATAGGCCCATGCATTACCATAGACCCATGCATTACCAGAGACCTGTGCATTACCATAGACCCATGCATTACCAGAGACCCGTGCATCACCATAGACCTGTGCATTACCATAGACCCGTGCATTACCATAGACCCGTGCATCACCAGAGACCTGTGCATCACCATAGACCTGTGCATCACCATAGACCTGTGCATTACCAGAGACCTGTGCATTACCATAGACCCATGCATCACCATAGACCTGTGCATTACCATAGACCCGTGCATTACCATAGACCCATGCATTACCAGAGACCTGTGCATTACCATAGACC